ATGCTTCTTGTGCGTTGTCATACTGAATGGCAGAGCCCTCGTTCTTGACAGGTGCAGCAGAGAAGCCAGAAAGCTTTGTCTCTTCTTCGAAGCTACGCTCAGATGACTCTGTTTCGTAGATTTCTTTGTGCTCTTCGCCGTATTTGGCGTACTCAAGGCCGAACAATGCGTTCAAACCGGGGAGCAATTCCTTGAGCAGTTGTGCGCGTGAAATAGCCATTATTTACTCCTTAGATACCGGTGGTATCAGTGTATTGGTGCAAGTTGAACTTGACCAAGAATTCATAATAAGTCGTAGCGGCTACGTTAGCAGCGCCAGTGGCTGTATCAGGCACAACGTCAACGACACGGATTGGCAATGTTGCAGTAGTGCCGGCAGAAGCGCCGTCAATACCGTAGTAGGAATCACCTGTGTTGGTGCTACCTGTGTTAACAGACAAAGCAACGTTAGAACCAACCAATGCACGGCTGAAAGCTGTAGGCACTGTGGTTTGACCGCTGGTTGCTGCAACACGGAAGACCGCATTGGGATCATCCACAACGAAGCCAAAGGCCAATTGTGTAGATGTAGACTGGGCAGCAGGGTAGTACTGACCATTTGTGAATTGACCACTTGAATTGGTATAAGAGCAACCAACCAACACGCCAACGCTGTCGCCAGAGTTAGATGTATCGTTAGCTACCAAATAGCCATTGGTGTCAACTTTAACAGTGTCACCATTCAAGATAGCAGTGGCGTAGCCAGCTGCAATAGGGATTTGACGGATCGCTCCGGCGTAGGGCAGACCATCCAGTCGGTTGACTGGCTTCAGACCATACGTCTTTGAAACGGTAGGATATGCCATTTAAGACTCCAAAAAAGTTTACTGACCTTTTCCGAAAGTGACCGTGGACTTACGTTCTTTGAACATAGGCATCCGTGGGTCGTTCTCTCGCATGTAAGTGTTATCTACAGAGTTCATTTGTGCTTCCGCTTGTTGACGGTAGTACGCATTTCGCTGATCTGTAAATTCCACAGGTGTTTTGCAAAGCAGCAAACCGCCTACTTCCACACAGTCTGGAAACTTCGGATTTGAAGAACCAAACAAGCGGATTTCGGGATGGTCGGCGGCCCTGACGGGTTCCCAGCCTTCGCGTAGTTTTCCAGAAATGTTCGTGGCGTCGTCTTTACCCAACGAGGCGATCCTGATCCAGCGGTACGCATAACCCGGCTCCGGAGTGGGGTCAGGTAGAAGTTGAGGGGGCATCCATTGTTTTGGGCGCTCCATCTTTTCGCGTGTATCAAGCTCACGGGGTTGGCGTGTAGTCTTTTCCATTTTCATTTCCTCATTTCTTCAGCAACCTTACGGGCGTACAGTTCCAAAGGAACTCCCAACCGCTTGGCGAGATTCACCTGTGTTTGCGTCAGCACGATTTTCTTGGGCGCTGTGCTGCGCGTTGCAGGTGCAACAACGTTGGATTTGGTGCGCTGAGGTTTAGCATCAGCGGGTTCGTCGGCTCCAAACTGGTCGGCGAACCTTTCGCGCATGTCAGCGTTGATACGTTTGTAGTATTCGTCGCTGCCTGCCGGAATTCCTTCCCCTACCAAGTCCTCGTGCAAGCCGAGGGCATAAGCTGTCATCCGTTTATTGGAGCCAAACCACTGATTTTGGTCTTGCCATGCAAGCAGTTTGTCATCCACGGGTGCAGCCGGTTGGGGCTGATATGTGGGTTGTACCTCAGTTTTTTCCACCTGTAAAGGGGCTGGGCGAAAATTATTTACTTTTTCTGCCTTCATTTTGGCCGCAGTAAGCGCTTCTTGTGCGTTTACCAAAGCTTCAGAGTCACCCGCTTCGTAGGCTTCTTTGTACTGACGTTTCGCAGTTTCAAGCTCGTTAGCCACCACTTTCTTGGCCTGTTCGATCAAGGCTGTCTGATTCTGGTTAACAGAACCCTTCAGTTTCTTGTTCTCTTCAGCCAAAGTCTGGGCAAACCGCAGGGCTTCTTCCTTCTCACGCTCAGCCGCTTCTTTTGCGCGGCGCTCGTCGTGATAGCCTTTTGTAAAGTGCTTGATGCGTTTTTGCACGCTTTCGTCGTACTTGGACAGCTCGTCGTCCGTCACCTCTTTGGGAGGTTCAGTCATGGGCTTACGGCCACGGTCTTCCGGTGGCGTGTCGTCTACGACCTCAATCTCAGGCTCGCCTTCGATTTCAAAGTCGACTTTTTCTTCGGCCTTGGCGTTCTTGCTTTCAGCCTCGTCAGGGAATTTAAATTCTTCTGTAGCCATGATTTACTCCTTAAAAGGTGGGGCGTTGGATACCACGAGGGTCTTGCACAACAGCTTGCACCGAGTCGTCGTTAATCAGTCTCCACTCTGTACCGTGGATTTTCATGCGGGTACCGGTGTTGGGGCGAACCAACACAAAGTCACCTACCTTGCAGCTTGGGCCAGATGGGAATCTGGTCGTGTCTTTGAACGCATCAGGGCCAATCTTTGCGACAAATAACACGGGGGAGAGAAGCTCCTCGTTGTACATCATCGTGGCGGATTTAACAATTCCCGTCTCGCTCAACTCTTCTTCTGCCTTGGGCAACATACACAGCAAGTGGTACGTCGCTGGGTCCGGCACCTGTTTGGCTTTTTCCTCAGCATTGGTGTTTAGCAACCCGCTTAAGTCAACAGCCTTAACATCAAACTCAGTCATCTTCATATTCCTTAGTTTTTCGCACGAGGTCAGCAATTTCATACTGCGCGGTTTGCAGACCTCGGATAGTCCCGCACAGTTCTTTGTAGTGGTCGTGGGATTTAGCGCCACCACCACTGACAACATCGACCAACTGCTTGACGTGTTCGTCAAGTTTCTTGTTTAGCACTTCAAGCAAATTGGCCATCATTCATCCTTTGGAATATCTTGACTGTTCATCTTCTCAGCCGCCATAGCTGCGTGACGCATCTTCTGCGCGTGCACCTGACCGCCGTGAGCTAGTTTCTGACCATGAGCTTGCTGCTGCATCATCATGGCTTGTTGTTGCTGGGCTTGCGCTTGCTGCAACTCCATCTGTTTAGCGGCCATCTCCAGAGCGTGCATCTCTTGGGCTTGGGCAATCTCCTGCTGTAAGCGCATAGCGGCCACGGCTGGGTCTTCACCCATTTTGGCTGCGTTCTCCTGCGCCTTGAGTGACAACTCCTCAGCTTTAAACTGAGCGTCGCTCTTGGCCTTGAACGCCTTGATGTCAGCTTCCTGTTTCTTGATGGCAAGCTCTGCCTGCTGCATCTGCATGACGGGGTCCTGCGCCATCTGCTGGGCTTGCTGCTGTGCAGCCTGACCTTTACTCGCAGCCAGCAGCTGCTGTGCGCCTTGGGCAACCAGACGAGACAACATAACCTCGGCATCTTCTGGCAACTCTTCGTCGGGTGGTGGCAGTGGCACGCCAAGCTGCTCCTCGACTTTCTTGCGGTACGCAAACGCCAAGTGTTCTGCGACGTGAGCCTGAATCTCGGCCATCATCTTCTGCGCTTGTGGGTTCTGACCAATCTGCGCCATGAGCAGAGGGTCCTGCATCATGCTTGTGTGCACAGCAATGTGTGCGTCGTGGTCTTGGTAAATAAACGCTTTAGTGGGCTTGCCGTTTAAGAACGCCATGTTCTCAGACACAGGATCGCGTGGTGTCATGTCGTCTTCGGTCGGCACAAGCTTCTCAGCGTTCTTCACGCCCAGCACCTCAATCATCTGACGGTGCAACATCGGTAAGTCATAAATCTGCGGAGCGTGCTGCGACAACTGCATCACCGCTTGGTACTGCATGATGCGCTGCGCCATCGTTGAGCTGTTGGGGTCCGACACTGGGATCACGTCCACCATGTCGTAATCTTCTTGCTTGGCCATGCGGTCACCGCTGGCGGGGTCGAAGCTGTACTGATCTGGTGTGTAGTCACGGATGATGTCGCGCAACAACTGGAACTCTTGCTTCATGCTGTAGTGCACGCGCGCCTGCACAGCAGACATCGTTTTGAGCTGGCGTTCCAACAGCGCCAACGTGGTACCCACCGGAGCATTCGCGCTCATGTCGCTGATGTTCATATCAGCAATAGAGCCAAGGCGTTTGCCTTCGTCCGTAATTTGGTTCAACAGCGCCAAGAGAACCTGTGATGGTTCTTTGTATGGCAGCGTCATGATGTTGTCTTTGACCGTGCCGCTTGACACGTCCACATCACGGAACTCACCGGGACTGATTGGGGTGTCGTCGCCTTTGATACGCAGACCGCGTGACTTCAAACCACCGGGCAAGTTTGACAGTGTGCCCGCATCAACAAGCTGACGAATGATAGAT